CTGGATCGTGTCGAACGTCGACGTCGGCTGGAAGCTCTGGACACTCGGCGAGCCATCCGTAACCGCGAACGACTGCGTGTCGACCGGCCAGGTCCCCTCGCCAACGAAGAAGTCCACAGTGCACGTCATGTTGGTCACAGGACCGTCAAACACGACCCCGAGGGCCACATTCGACATACCAGGGATCTTGATGAAGCCCGTCGAGAGCGTCGCTCCGCTCTCGACGGAGGTCCCCTGGGCGATCGTTCCGCTCGGGTCCGTCAGGGGCACGACGAGTCCGGGACCAGTCCCAAGAACATCGATGCCGCCGGAACCGGGAAGATATGTCTGCACAGGGGACCTCCAGTCGTCAGATATCCCGAGGGATCACTGCTCCGACCACTCGACCGAGCAGCTCAGCGCCGTGCCACCCGGCAGGGACGCGCCGTTCCCGTTGATCGCCAGGACCTGCGTGGTGCCGCGAAGAACGATCGGGCTGCCCGAGAAGTCGAACACCAGCGGGCCGGCGAAGTAGGTCGTCGTCCCCGTCGGGGTGGTGTTCAGCACCGCCGTGCGGATCGTCCCGACGGTGGTGCCAAGCGTGGGATTGGCGGTGTAGCTCAGCAGCGTCGCCGACGCCGTCGGGTTGGTCGTGTCGTGAGTGACGGCGGTCAGAGCCGCCGAGGTCCCGGCGGAGTTGGCGGTGGAGCGGCGAACCACGTTCAGCAGACCGGCACCGATCGCGGTGCTCGTGCCGGAGCAGGTCATCCGGTTGACGTGGATCGTGGCCGACGCCGAGCCGGTGATCGTCACGATATCCGTGGCGGAGGCGGCGGTGGTCACGCCGACGGCGGACGCCGAGTAGGTCGCGGGGACAGCCGCCAGGACCGTGCCGGAGCCGCCGGAGAACGCGAAGGTCACGTCCGTGCCAGTGAGGACGGAGACGTTCACGCGGATGGCGGCGAGGCCCGAGACGTTGACGCGATAGAGACCCGTTCCGGCCACCGACAGGCGGCGGGAGCCCCCAACGAGGACCGCCGGGAGGCTCGTCCAGGTCGGCGTGCCGGCGCGGGTCTCGGACCCCTGGACGGTGGCGGTCAGCGCCGAGAACGTGCCGCCGACCCGCATGTAGAGGGTCTCGACGCCGTTGACGTTGAACGTCGTGGTGTTGCCGGTGGCCGTCAGGGTCTGGGACGCGAGCAGCGCCTGGGGGATGTAGGTCGGGTTGGCCGTCGGATAGGTCTGAGCGTGGCCGGGGGGCGTCGTGACCGCAACGGTCAGGGCGAGGATACCCAGCAGCGACGAGGCGAGACAGAGGAGGCGAGGGCGGATCATTCGGGGTCTCCCGTGGGTCAGCGAGGAAAAGATTCTAGAACGCGCCCGTCGGGCGAGTAGAACCCCGGAGCGATCCGGAGGTGGTCCTCCGGTCCGGGTTGAAGTGGGTAGACGGTTCCGCCGAGGATCTGACTCATCCGGAACCGACCATCCAGCCAGTATGCAAGGAATCCGTCCTGCGCCCGGAACCGCTGCTCCGGACTGCTCTCCGACTCGCTCATCGCTCGCTCCCGACCAAGATCCCGTGGCTGGCGCAGTAGTCCCGAGTCCGTCCGATGGTCTCCGGGAACATCATCAGAGCCTCGTCTCGCGTGAGACCCCAGAAGTAAGACGCATCCTCCGGACGACCGACCGGATTGAACAGAACCGCGAAGGACTCGGCGAAGGCCTCCCGAGCGTTCGACATGTGATACTTCGCGATGGTGTCGGCGCTAGCCTTCATGCCGCTCGCTCGGAGCGCATCCATCGCCCGACGGTATTCGTCGCGATACGTTGACCGGACGGCGGCGGATCCGCCGTATCCGGTATTGTGATCGACACCGTGACCGACCTCGTGAGTGAACGTCTTGTCGATCTCGGCGGTCTTTCTTTGACCCCACGGTGTGGAGCTGAGCGACGCCATCCCGATCCGGGAATACGTCTTGGCGTCGTGCCGTCCGGGCGCGACCGTGACATGCCGGGTCTCGTTCCAGTGGAGACCAAGCGCCTCGGACCGGTTCCCGTCCGGCCCGACATACCCGAGCACTCCGCCCGATCGAAGCTGCATCGGCTCGTTTTTCGTGATGACGTCACGAACCTTCTTCGGGAGCGCTGCCCAGATCAGTCGGCTGGTGTCGTCGATGTCCTCCACGTGCTGACGGAGTTCCGGCGAGTGCGACCCGTCGAAATTCAGCCGGGCGTTGACCCGATACTTGTTGTCGAATTGCTGACGATTGAGTTTCTTGATCTCCAGACGAGCGTCCTGAAGACGAACGGTCCGAGCGTCGAAGGCCTCCGTCCTCTCTGACTTGAGGTCGTGGGCCAGAGTCCCAAGCGCGGGGCCCATGACGCTCGTCCCCATTCCGCGCGTCCGGACGATGGTCCGGATTCCCTGATACTGGTCGGACATGAGTTGCTCTTGCGAGAACTTCCCGACCATCATCGAGTTGTCGATGGGCGTCTTTCCCATCGGAGGGGTCTTCGGTCCACCGCCCGAGGGAGGAGCGGGCGGTGGACCGGCCGGAGGCGATCCGCCGGGAGTCTTCAGGACCCACCCGGAGCCCGTCTGAACGGCGACGCCTCGTGCCTGGAGATCCTTCAACGCGTCGGCGAGGAGTCCTCTCTCGATCCCGGTCCGCTGAGCGAGCTTCAGAGTCGTCACTGGACCCCGCGAGGCCCCCAACGACTTGCGGATCTCCAGCTTCGCTCCGTCCAGATCCTTCGGAGCGGCCTCGGGCGGGGTCCGACGACCTGCGTCGACTGGAGCCCCTCCGCCCTGAGTCTTCGAGAATTGACCGCCGCGCGCCCTGGGGTGATCCTCTTCCTTCCAGTGAACGTGGACGTGAGTCGGCATCACTTCCTCTCCAACTCGGGCGGGATGACCGGCTCCGGGTAGCATCGGCAGTTGTAGATGGCACCCGGATGAGACCGTTCGCCCCGCTCGCCGGAGACCGGCGGCTCGTCCCAGCGGAAGAACTTCCCGTTCAGCTTCCTGTGGAGCTCCCGGACGTCGGCGTCCTCGGCGCTCCGCCAGATGTAACCCTCGCTCCCGATGACCTCGGCTCTCGCCTGAGTTAGAGACGTCGCGGCTCGACCGGTCTCTGTCCGAGCGATCAGCTTGGCCCGACTCTCGGTGACCTGACCCAGCTCCCGTATGACGTCGAGGACGTCGTCTCGGGAGCCGCCCTCGAGACTCTTGATCGCGGCCTCGTGAACCTTCTGAGCGGCCTCCGTCGGCAGCGACGTGATGAGGCTCACGTTCTCCGCCATCAGCTCCCGGAGTCGCATTCCGGTCGGGGCGGTCTCGACTTCGACCTGGATGGCTGCACCCATGTCCCGGGACAGCCTCTGCCACATCGTGGCGTCCCGACGGTTGACGTCGGCCAGCATCCTCGCGGCGACCGCAGTCGCCCAGGGGCGGAGCGTCACCGAGTAGGCTCGGAGCGCCGCCTGCAGAGCGACTGGCTCGTGGATGGTTCCGGCGATCCCGCCCACGATCCGTGCGATCTTCCGGAGTTGGACCGAATACCACAGCTCCGCCCGACGGGGGCTCTGGAGCATCCGCTCCTTCTGCTTTCGGCGCTGCCGAGGAGTCGCCGCGTCGTCCCGGGCGGAGTGGCGAGGCTGGCCGGGGGCGGAGTCAGGTCGTGGCTGCGCCGGTCCGAGGTTGGTCTTCCTCTGGATCTGCATCCACATCGCCCTCCCCCATGACCTCCGGAGCAGGAGGTGGCGCCATCTCGGCCTGTTCGATCATCTCCTCCGTGATGGATCCCCAGAGGCCGGTCTCCCGAGAGATCGACCGGAGCTCGCGGAGCGCCGTTGCCTGGTCTACGATACCGTCCGCGAACGCCGAGGCGATCGTCGAGGTCGCCGTCGCCCCGGTGTTGATCCGATCGCTGTAGGTCGGCTGCCAGAGCGTCCGGAACTCGAAGTCCGCTTCCGACCAGTCGATGTCGAGCTTCTTGGACCTGGCGATCACCTTGGCGACCGTCAGGATGGGGTCCGTGAGAGTCCGCTCCTGCTGCGAGGCGATGCCGTCGTAGTATGTGCGGAGATCGCTCTCCCCCGACGAGTTGAGGCCCGTGGGGGACTGACCGAACAGACGGATGAGCGGGACCTGAGTGGCGCCCGAGATTTGCTGACCAAGCGCCACGAGAACGTCCGCCACCCCCGAAAATCCGGCCGAGGTGTTCGTTTCGAAGTCGTCGTCGGCGTCGAGGAGCGTGATGCCCTCGATGCCCTGAAGGAGTCTCCACTGGTTGATCTGCTCGTAGACCTTCTCGAGCATCTTCCCGCCGCTCCCGATCAGGGAGCGGAGCCCCTTGATCTTGACGACGCGGATGTAGCTCTTGCCGACGAGTTGCACGACGCCAGCGGTGGCGGCGTCGAACCCGATCAGGCGATCGTAGAGGCGCTCCAAAACGGACATGCCCCAGAGCATCTCGGCGATGCGCTGCCAGTGCGGGAGCTGGACCCCCTCGAAGCGAAGAACCCGACTGTGGTGAACTCGCCGGTTGGCGAGGGCTGCCGAGTCGCTGACCACTCGGTAGAACTTCGGGAGCCCCAGGTCGGGACCCAGCTCCGTGACGAGGTCCCCGAGGTCGGGCTCCACCATCCACCGGTCCAAGACCAGGAGGCCCCTGAACTGCCCTGGGCCGACCGTCTCTATCCTCATCGGCGTCGAGTGATCCTGGCCGTCGATCAGGATGACCGCGATCGCGCCACCGTAGAGTCGAGACCATTTGAGCGTCGACGAGAGGTTCTGCCAGATGCTCCAGCGATTGAACTCTCGCTCCATCCTCTTGGCAGCCTCGGCGTCCACACCGGAGGTCCACTCGATCCCCTCGCGGGTCATGTCGTCGGCGACCGCGTCGACAGCGATTCCCGCCAGCCAGGACCCCCGATAGAGGTAGTCCATGAGCGCTCGGTTGCGCGAGATCGGGTTGTAGCCGTAGCTGCTCCCGTCCATCGTCGCGTTTCCGGTCCCCATTCCGAGGCGGAGAGCGAAATTCTGGAACGAGTCCTGGGCGACGAACGACTTCCGTCCGGTGACCGGGGGCGGAGCGGTCTTCCTCGCAGCTGCCCGAGCGGCGCGAACGAGGCTCTTGCTCTTCGGGTTGTCGGCCAATGGAGCGTCCTAGAGGTTGGCCCAGGATGCTGCTGCGCCCCCACTCTCGATCAGATCGTCGAGGGCATACCGAACTGCGTCCCAGCCGTGGTTGTGGGCATCGTTCACGATGGGGAGGATCGCCCCGGAGATACGGTCCGTCTTGTAGCTGTAGAGGCGAGCCTCCTCCGCCATGTTCGGGCAGCGCGTCTCGTGGATCACGATGCGGCGATACGACCTCAGGTGCTCGATGCCATCTTCGACCGACCCCTGCCACTTTCGGGCAGCTGTGATCGCCATCCCACCCTTCCGGGCGACGTGACTGATGGTCTCGGGGCGCGAGTTGTCGGCCTTGATCGGCCAGTCGCGATACCCTGGAATCGTCGAGAAGAGCGCCGGAAGATCGTCCAGCTCCACACCGTATCCGAAAACCTCCCTGTCGATGTAGAGAACCTCGTCGACGATGTAGCAGCGAATGAGGACGGTCGGGTCGTCGGCGAAACCCCAGTCGATCCCATAGTAGAACCTGTCGACGACCTCGGGCGGCTCGAACGTCTCGAACGAGACCTTTTTCCGGAAGACCGCGGCTGCGGACAGCTTTCGGAGGCGACCCTCCCAGATCCAGTCGTAGGCATCCTCGTCACCGAGCCGGATGGCCCGCTGCCTCTGCATCTCGAGGCCCTCGGGGAACCAGCGGTTGTCCCGCCAGTTTCCCTGGATCACGAGCGCGGTCGGGTCCCTCTTCTCGACGAAGTCGGCGTAGACGGGGTCCGTTGCCTCCTCGGGGTTGAAGGTGATGTAGCACTCGGCTCCCGGGGTCCGGAAGATAGTCGGGAAGAGAACGTCCAGCGAGTTTCGGCTGGCCGACCGAGCCTCCTCGATCCAGGTTTTCGTGATGCCCTCGGTGGACTTGATCTCCTCGATGTTGTGGCGGAGTCCCTTGAAGAGGAACTCGGAGCCGGTCAGAACGCACCGGATGGAGCTCTTCGTCACGTCGAACCAAGGACGAAGCTTCATCCCCTCGATCTGATCCGTCACGAGCTTGTGAACGGAGTCGGCGATGCTCGTCTGGAACTCGCGGGTGCAGAGTATCCGCTCCCTCCCGGAGTATGCGTCCAGAACGAGTTTCTTCGCCACCGTGTGGCTCTTCGCCGAGCCTCGTCCTCCGTGCAGGACCTTGAACTGAGGTCCGGGTTGGAAGATCGGGATGAACTTGCTCGGGACCTCGATCCGGAGCGACATTCGTCAGGACTCGGGGGCCGGGGGCGGCATGGGGTCCAGGCCAACGACGGTCACGCTCGGTGGCCGCATTGGCTCGCCGTTCTCGTCCAGATGCTGCAGGGACTGGACCGCGCGCCAGCGCTGGCCGTGTCGAGCTCCGAGCCAGAACTGGGCTGCCCCGACGTC